TGTTTCCAAAAAAGTAAAAGATGTTAAAAAAGTAAGAATTTTTAAAGAAAGAAATAGACGATATACTATGAGAGATATCGGAAAACTAGAGGATAGAATTGAAAGAGTTGAAGATTTTACAACCCTTAATTTATTAGAACAAGAAGCAGAAACTTTACAGATATTAGATGCAGCAGGACTGGATAGATTTAAAACTGGTTTTGTTGTAGACAACTTCTCTGGACACAAAACAGGTTTTGTAACTCATTCTGATTATAACTGTGCAATAGATTACGAAAATGGTGAATTAAGACCATCATATGTTCAAAAAGGTATATCACTACTTGAGAAGAATGATACAGACACATTGAGAGCAAATAATAATTATGCAAGAACTGGTGATTTAATTACATTACCATATACACATGAAGTAGTTATTGAACAACCTTATGCAACAAGAATTGAAAATGTAAACACAATGTTATTTTATCAGTGGATTGGTGATATGAAACTTGACCCATCTGGTGATGAGTGGTTTGAAGTAAATAGATTACCTGCAATCATAATTAATCTAGAGGGTAATTTTAACCAAATTGAAAATGCAGCAAACGAAAGAAATGCATTAGGTACAGTTTGGAATGCATGGGAAACTACATGGTCTGGTAGAAGAACATTTGGTAGAAACAGAGGTAGAACAGGACAGCTTATTGAATCAACAACAACAAACCAAGTAAGAAGTGGTCAAAGAACTTTTGTAAGAGAAGTTTTTGTTGATGAAGTAATTGGTACTGAAATAGTTAGACAAGATTTAATTCCATTTATTCGTGCAAGAAATGTAACATTTAAAGTAGATGGTATGTATCCAAAGATGAGAGTATATCCATTCTTTGATAAATCTGCTGTGACAAATTTTGTAGATATTGATGGAGGTTCTATCAATGGTACTGCAACGACAATTGCATTACCATCAACTGCTGGTAATTATACTTCTATATCGAGAGTAGATTTTAAATTTGATAACAATGCACCTATTGACATTGTTGCAGAACTATTTTCAAGTGACAGAGCAAATGGTACATATACATCTCATGGTCAAAAAACAGTAACAGCTGCTTCAAATACTACTTATTCATACACTGGTCTAACAATTACACCTAATAATGAAGGTGAAACATTTATTAAGATTGATGTGGGTGAACATATAGGTGAAGATTGTAATATCTTTGGTACTAACAGATTGTATAGTGTTGAATTCTATGACCAAGCTGGTGCATTAATTGATAACTCACAAAATGCAACAGTAGAATTTTTCAAAAACTTTACTAATCCTATGAATGCTTTGAGAACTGAAACTCCTCCACTTTCTGCAACTGTTCCTGAAACTAGAGATAGTAGTGCAAAAATTATTTTTAACTTATTTAATGGACCTAGAACAGTAACACCTGCTAGTGGTACAGTTGATAAAATCTTACCAGGTAACGAAGACATGAAACAATTTGTTACAGGACCTACTGGTTCTATTAGAGGTATATTCAGTATTCCAGACCCAACTGTTGCTGGTAATCCAGCATTCTTAACAGGCGAAAGAGTATTTAGATTATCATCAAGTGAAACAAACGCAATTGAAAATGTTAGAACTCATGCACAATCGATATATCGTGCAAGAGGTATTTTAAATACTGTTGTAGAAACTGTTACTAGAACGAGAAATGGTGAGGTAGTAACTGAAACTGTTGAAGGTAATAGACAACTTAATAGTCAAAGAATTATTCGTCAATGGAGACTTGGTGGTGACCCACTTGCACAATCATTTGCAGTTCAAGAAATTGGTGGTGCATTTGTAACCAAATTAGACTTGTTCTTTCAAAAGAAAGATACCGATATTCCGATAACTATTGAATTAAGAGAAATGGAAAATGGTTATCCAACTAAAAAAGTCTTACCATTCGGAAGAAAAACTTTACAACCTGAAGATGTAAATGTATCTGAAGATGCAACAGCTGTAACAACATTTACTTTTGATGCACCAATATATTTACAAGAAGGTAGAGAATATTGTTTTGTTCTTCTTGCCGATAGTAAAAATTATTTACAATGGATTTCACAAATGGGTGAACTTGATGTTGGTGGTAGTAGACTTGTAAATGACCAACCATTCTTGGGTGCATTATTTAAATCACAAAACGATTCAACATATACTGGATTTCAATTTCAAGATATGAAATTTAATTTATATCGTGCTAAATTTACAACTACATCTTCGGGTAATATTGAATTACATAACGAACCAGTACCGTCACAGACTTTACAACTGAATCCAATAGAAACTTTAAATACATCTACGACAGTAAAAATATTACACCCAGACCACGGTATGCATACAACAAGTAATAATGTAACAATAAGTGGTGCAAGTTCAGGTGTATCTACAACATTAAGTGCACAATTACTTGCTGGTGGTTCATCTTTAAGTTTAGCAAGTTCAACAGGATTTCCTGGTAGTGGAACAGTACATTTAAAAATTTCAAGACCAAATGATTCAGCTGGTGACCCACAAACTGCAGAAGTAGTTTCTGGTACGATATCAGGTACCACAGTTTCATCTTTAACAAGAGGTGTTGAAGGTGCAGACGCACAACATGAGTCAGGTGCAACTGTTGAATTGTATCAAGTTTCAGGTATACCACTAACACAAATTAATAAAACACATACTGCAATTGCAAACATTCAATTAGATAGTTATACAATTACAACAACAGCAAGTGCAACAAGTACAGCAAAAGTTGGTGGTAATGCAGTAGTTGCAACTGAAAATGCAATGATGGATTTAGCTAATATTTCGGTAAACACAGTTGAATATCCAAACACTAAAATTTCATCATCATTGAAAACAAGTACAGGTACTTCAGTAAACGGTGCACAAACATCATTTACTTTAACAACACTAGGTGAAAATTTTGGTATCAATGAAAATATTTTCTTTGAAACTCCAAGAATGATTGCATCAGAAATAAACGAAGCAAACGAAATGTCATCATCAAAATCATTTCAATTAACACTTGCCTTTACTTCTGAATTTGATAATCTATCACCAGTTCTTGATATGGATAGAGGTTCAGTATTCTGTATTGGTAATAGAGTTGATAATATTGATTCTGCATCTGATGTTTATCCAACTAGTGATTTTATAGACCCAACAGAATCAGAAGGTGATAATACAAATGCAATTTATTTAACAAAACAAATTGTTTTAAATTCACCAGCAACACAAATTAATGTGAAGTTTGATGCTGTAAGATTACCTAATTCAGAAATACAAGTTATGTTTAAAACTCTTCGTTCAGATGATTCATCTGATTTTAATGATTTAGGTTATACATTCTTCAATACAAATGGTACTACTGATGTAACAACAAATACATCTACGACTAGGGACGATTTTATTGAACATGAATATTCTGCTACTGATTTACAAGAGTTTATAAGTTTTCAGATTAAAATTAGAATGCAATCAACTGATTCAACTAGACCACCTGTAATAAAAAGATTAAGAGCAATAGCGACAGCATAATGACAGTATTAAAAATAAAAGATAGAGACCATTTAGTAAAAGATATTGAAACAGGTGCTGTGATTAACACAGATACTCAAGCTTATGAAAAAAGAATTAAATTAAGATTTGAAACACAAAGACAAAGAGACCAGTTAAGAGATGCAGTTAGAGAGATAAATACTATTAAATCAGAAATGCATGAAATGAAATCTTTGTTAATTAAACTTGTAGAGAAAGAAGATGGCAGATAGAAGTGTAGCAGGTTCAAATACTTTTGAAACTTTTAGAACAACATTTAATTCTTTAAGTGCAGATGTTGGTGATATTGCAAGTATCACTGGTGCATCTGGAACAATTGCATCAGCAACTGATGTCATAGAAGCAGTTGTGGCTTTAAATAGTGCAATATTTAATCCTGCAAGTAACATTAGTTTTTCTGGTAATAATTCACACAGCGGAACTGAAACATTTACAGGAACAGTAAATTTAAATGGAACTAATAATGCAGCTGGATTGACATTAAGTTCTGGTTCATTAACTTTTGCAGACGGAACTTCACAAACAACTGCTGCAACAACACAAGGTTTTGCAATTGCAGTAGCTGTTGCACTTGGATAAATAATAGAGAGAAACACAAATGGCAAATAATTTTAAAAATTCATTCGTAAGTGTAACCTCTGCTGGAGAAAATTACCAGTCTAGTGCTTCAGATGCATTAACTGGACCACAGACAGTTTATACTGCAAACAATGGTTCTGGAGTAAATTCAATTCTTATTGAATTAGATGCTGCGAACACAGGTGATTCTGCAATAACAGTTACTGCATTTGTTCAAGACACTAGTGCAACACTAGGTTCGATAACAAGTATATCATCAACAAGTGATACTGCAACAGTAACTTGTGGTGGTGCTCATGGATTACAAACAGGTATGTATGTTAATGTAACTGGTTCTTCTACAAACTATGTCAATGGAATATATAAGATTACACGAACTGGTGCAACTACATTTACATATGCACAAAATTCAAGTGCATCAAATGGAACTGCAGCTGGTACGATAGTAATTTATAAAGCATTTCACATTGTAAAAGATGCACCTATTCCACCACAATCAACACTTAAAATTGTATCAGGACAAAAAATTGTTTTAAACAATGATGATAAAGTATTAGTATATGGAAGTGCAGCTACATTAGATGTTGTTGCATCTATTCTTGAAGATGTAACTTAATGGAGTTTGTAAATGGCATATATAGGTAAACCATTTTTAAATGTTCCAGTCAATACATTTGCAAAAGAAGACTTCGTAGGTTCTGATACTGGTACAAATAATAGTATTGCAAATTCACTTGTTCTTTCAAGAGAGATTCCTGGCTTAAATGCATCAAATGTAGAAGTATTTGTAAATAATATTAGACAAGAACCAGATGTTGCATATTTTATTAAAGATGATGCAAATGGACTTCCAAAGATTTTAGAATTTTCTGAAGCATTAGCTGGTAGTGATGAAATTTATATTATTCACAAAGGTTTAGGACCAGGTACAGAAAAGAGCGGTATTGCTGCTGGTTCTATCACTGCATCTCTTTTAGACGATACTTTAAAAACATTTACACTAGATACATTCACTGGTGATGGTTCAACAACTGCATTTGTTACATCATCAACGATTTCAGCTGCAAGTGCATTACTAGTAACGATTGATGGTCTAGTTCAAAAACCCTCATCAAATTATTCTACATCTGGTGCAACTATTACATTTACATCTGCTCCATCTGCATCAGCAGAAATAGAAGTTAGAGATTTAGGAATCAAAACATCAAGTAGAAGAGGTACAGGTTTTCTATTAGATACACTTACTGTAAGTGGTGGTTCAACAACTACGATGACATTATCACACGAAGTTCCAGTAAATGATGTATTTATTTTTATCAATGGAGTTTGTCAAATTCCAACATCTGCTTATTCTGTAAGTGGTACAACCGTAACCTTTGCATCTGCATTATCTGACGGTGATGTTGTAGTTGCAAGATACCAGAGATAGAAATGCCATTAACAACAATTAAATCATCAAACATAAAAGACGCTGAAGTAAAAGATGTTGACATAAGTCCGACTGCAGCTATTGCCAGTAGTAAAGTTTCTGGATTAGATACAAGTCAACTAGAAACAAACGCATTTAATATTGGTATTCTTGGTTTTAAAATTGCAGTAAATGATGGTGTTACAATTTTTAATTTAGTTGACGGAATAGTTGACGAGTTTCACGATGAAACTGGAATAGATACTGCTGAGAACTCTGCAACCACAAACTATGATTCATCTGGTGATTTCTATCAAAATCTTGACTCAACGCCTGATGTTGCAATGCATCTCGGTGTAGATGCAGTTACATTTGAAAACCCACTACACGCACCTTTAATTACATTCACTTCTCAAGAAGCTACATTTGGTGCATTTGGTACTCAAGGTAGTATCACATTTCCATCTTTGACAACATCTGTTGAAGCAACTATGGTTGGTGCTGGTGGTGGAACTAATTCTTATGGTGAAGGTGGTGCTGGTGGTAGTGTACAAGGCACAATAACAAGTCCATCTATAGCTGGTGCAACTTGGGATTATATTGTTGGTGAAGGTGGTACTGGCCCAACAGCAAGTACCCCCCAATACTCAGCTCCACAAATAGCTGGTGCTGGTGGTTTTGGTGGTGGCGGTAGCGGTGCTTCTGCTGGAGCTGGTGGTTTTACTGGAATTTTTGATAGTGAAGTTACAATTATAGAAGGTGGTGCATATAATGAAATTGGATTTTATCATCAACCAGATTCGCCTGGCACTTACCCAGATGAGGGGCCTGGTTTTGCAGATACAGTTTCTCCAACCAATGCAGCCGAATCAGTTTTAATTGTAGGTGCTGGTGGTGCTGGTGAACATTCAAATGGTGCACCACAAGCACAAGGTGGTGGTGGTGGATTTACTGCTGGTACTAATGGTTCTGGTGGTTTTAGTGTACCCACTGCTGGTTCTGGTGGTACTAATGCATCTGGTGGGGGTGCAGACCAAGAAGCAAATGGTCGTAATGGTGCATATCCTTATGGTGAGGGTACTGGGTTCGGCCCAGCAGAGTGGACACAAGAGTCTCCACATCCAGATGCAATACATTTTCAAGGTTCTGGTTTTGGTTATCCACCTTATATGTATGGTGGTGGTGGTTCTGGTTATCACGGAGGTGGTGGTACAGCAGACCCAGGCGGCACTACTGGTGGTGCTGGTGGTGGTTCTGGATATTCTAATCCTACATATGTTCCCACTCCATCTTTAGAATATGAAGCAGCAGTTGGTGGTGCATCACTTCCTTCTCCAAATAGTGTATTTGATGAAGCACCATATTACACAGCATTACCAGCACCAAGACAAGCACTTTTTGCTGATGGTGCTAGAGGTGAAGGTGCAGCTAGTGGAACTGCAAATATTGGTGGTGATGGTGGTATTCTTTTAGTTTTTGATGCTGGTGCTCAAGCAACTAGTATGACTTTAGTATCCGATACATTTACTGCGAGTACAACACCAAGTACAGCAAGAATAGTTGTTTTTGCTGAATTACCAGATGGTTTATCTGATTTTACTGTAAGTGCAACTAGAGATAATACAAATTATGATACTATAACATTAACCGATGAGGGTTACTCTGCTGGTTCAAGTGGAATTAAAATTTTTAGTGGGTCTACTCCATTAACTGGAGCTGCTGGTGGTCAACCTCAAGTACAACTTCGTTGGAAAATTGTTGGTACATCATTAAGTAATACAAACAAAATTCACGGTGTTGCATTACAGTGGAAATAACATATGCCAAATCCTCTTACTGGTTTAACTCAAATAAAATCAACTGACATCACAGATGGAACTATCGTTGATGCAGACATATCACCATCTCCAAGTATTTCTGGCACTAAAGTAGATGTAGATTTAGGTCTTGCAGAAGCACAAACTCCTTTCAATATTGGTCTTCTTGGATTTAAAAAAGCAGTCAATGAAGGTCTTACAATATTTAATTTAATGGATGGTATTGTAGATGAGTTTCATAGTGAGGGTGGTATAGATACTGCTGAAAATTCAAACGCAACTTATGATGCAACCTCAGATTTTTATGCAAACACTACTCCAAACCAACCTTTACCTTCTCCATCAATCCAAAGACAATCTTTTATATCGCCTGGTGCTGGAACATATTCTGTTGAACCAACCACTACTGCTGTTGATGTATTAGTAATTGGTGGTGCTGGTGGTGGCGGTGCTGGTGGTTATAATAACACTAGTGGTGGCGGTGGTGGAGCTGGAGGTTTAGTATTTTATGAAAATTATCCAGTAACGCCTGGTTCTACTATTCCATTATCTGTAGGTGAAGGTGGAGAAGGTGGAGGTGGTGTGAATGTAGGTTTACTTCCAACAGTTTCAGGCCCTCATCCTTATACTCCTCAATATCAAGCAGCAATCGCAATAAATCCAGAGAGGTCATTTACATTTTATAATCCAGCAGAAGGCCCATCGCCTGGTCATACATTTTATTATACGCCTGGACAACAAGGTGCAGATTCAGTATTTAATGCTTCTCCAGCAGTTGTAATTACAGCAGAAGGTGGTGGTGCTGGTGGTGGTTATTCTCATACAACTTATGTTGGTGCATTTGAACACGCATTTTTACAAGGTGGTAGTGCTGGAGGAACTGGTACTTACAACACAGAAGACAATAATGAAAGTGGTAATGCTGAACATTCACCAACACAAACAAGTAATCATCCAGTGCCTGGTTTATCAAATGACCCTTTGCCTGGAACTCCTATAAATGCACGAGGTTCTTTTGGTAGTGCTGGTGGTGTATCAAGTGGTGTAGCTGGCCCTACAACAAATAATAATTCTGGAGGCGGTGGTGGTGCTGGTGGGCCTGGTGGAGATGGAATTTCTTCACCACAAACTGGTGGTGCTGGTGGTGTAGGATTAAATTATAATATTGCAGATGGTTCAACATCAGTTGGTTATGCTGGTGGTGGAGGTGGTAGTGGAAGTGAATCTGGAGATTCAAATCCACCTAATGCTGGTGTTCCTTTTGGTGCTGGAGTTGGACAAAATGAAACCTCAAATGCATCAACTCCATTTTTAGGTGGTATACCACTTGGGCCTATAAGTGTTGCATATTCTACTGGTGAGTCTTTTCCAGGCACAGATGGAACTGCAAATCGTGGAGGAGGTGGAGGAGGTGGTATGTCAATGCCATCACCAGCTGGTGTTGGTTTAGGAGGTATTGGTGGTTCTGGTATCATAGTTGTTGCAGAAAGTAAAGGTGATGTTGCTAACTCTAGTATGACTCTCATATCTGACACATTTACTGCACTCACAACACCAAGTGAAGCAAGATTAGTTATATTTGCAGAAATAGAAGATGATTTAAATACTGATATAAATGCATCAGTAACAAGAGATAATACTACATTTAACGCAGTTACATTAACAGATGAAGGGTATTCCACTGGGTCAAGTGGTGTTAAAATATTTTCTGGAAGTACAACTCTTACTGGGTCTGCAAGTCCTCAAGTTCAATTAAGATGGAAAATTGTTGGAAGTAACCAAGCTAATACAAACAAAATTCACGGTGTAGCTCTTCAATGGGCATAGTATATATATTATTATGAAAATATTTAAACAAAAATATAAAACTCCTTCAAAAAAAGAATTTCCTCCAATCATAACTTATCACGATAAAAGATATGGTGGTACAAAGGTTGATGAACAAGGTCGTTTCTATACAGTAGAAGATGAAACACAAAGATTATTTCGTTGGGAACGAATGATTCGTAAAAAAGAAAGAACTAAAGAACAAATCAAAACTTGGATTGCAATTAAAGAAGGCAACTATCATAAGAAAAATTACTATATGAGTAATAATACCAGTAAACAACATTTTCATTGGAATAAAATGCCTAAACCTAAAACTGGTGGTAAATTATCTAGAAGATTAGATGGTGGTTGGGTAGAAGAATATAAACCAGCAAAATCCACACGATTACATAAATGGTTGCAAGATGCAAAAGAAGGAAAAGTTTTTAACGGACAAAAACATAGAACTAAACAATGGTTAATAAAACCAACACTAGAAGATGTTGAACAAATTAAAAAACCACTTGACATAGAGAAGAAATAATGTATAATATTGATTATGACAGAATTTACAAGTGGTATATTTAAAATAATTATTAGTACAAGTTTTGGTCGTGCATTAATTTACACACTAGGACATATAATTATTTCAATGATTGTTGTTAGTGCAATTACTAACGCAAGTTTATTTGAAGCAGGATTGGTGGCGTTAATTGAACCAACAATAAACGGACTATGGTATTATTGTTTAGATAAGTTATGGTCATATTATAAGGATTGAAAATGAATTCGTTTACAGATACAGAGATTGACACTCTAGAAATTCCAAAAAAAGAAGAAGAAGAAAAAACTGCAATTAAAGCAGCAAAAGAAAATATTGTTGAACCAGATGAAAAAAATATTGTCAAACTGGTTGGTAATAAAAATATAGTTTCTATTTTAACATCACAGTTTTTTGCAGAGAAAGAATGTGATGCAATAGTAAAAGAAACAGTTAAAGAATTATGGGTTGATAGTTCATTAAAAGGTGTAAGAAAAGCAACACAACAATCTTTACCTATGAATGATAAAGGTTGGCCTTATTCGAAAGTGTTAGAGCTTGCACAACAAGCAAATGATAAAAATTTTAAAATGCAACTTGCTGGTTTTTTTCAAGCAGATAATCCACAAATAGTCACATATAAAAATAAAGATTTTTATAACTATCATTTAGACATTGGAAACAATGCACCATTTAGAAAATTAACATTTATTATACAACTTTCTGATACTAAAGATTATGATGGTGGACATATTGAATTAATGAATATGAACACGGATAATAAATTACTTCGACAAAAAGGTCAAATAATTATATTCCCATCTTTTGTTCCATGGCGTATTACTAAAGTTACAAAGGGTGTTAGAAATTGTATTGAGGGTTGGTTACACGGCCCGAGTTATGTATGACATATAATAAAATTGCACAAGAAGTACCCTTAAATAATAGAGGAAAGATATCATCTGAATTATGGTATCCTACAATATTCCATTTTATAGATATTTTAAATTATGAAGAACGAAATAAGAAATGGTTAAAACATATCTTCAAATGGAGAGATGACGATAACAGAGGTATTGTTCGTTCTAACTCAAGAGGTTGGCACAGTGCAGTAGATATGCATGTACGAGAAGAATATGAAGACATGGGAAAAGAAGCACTTAAAGTAGGATTGAGAATACAAGAATTAATGGGTTTAAATCCAGACACAGAACCAGTCATTGATAATATGTGGGCAAATGTTTCTCAATTTGGTGCTCATAATCGTAATCATACTCACCCAGGCTCACATTTTAGTTTTGTTTATTATCTTCAATCTCCAGATAAGTGTGGACATATATGGTTCACCGACCCTAGAGCACAAGCAATCGCAGTTCAATTACCATATAATCCAAAAAAACCTAGAGTAAGAGAAACACTTAATGAAGTGTATTGGGCTCCAGTTCCAGGCAGATTAATTATGTTTCCATCTTGGGCAGTACACGAAGTAGAACCTAATTTATCAGAATTGAAGGGTAAAAAAGGTTTGAGAGTAAGTGTTTCTGGTAATTTAAGTTTTCGTTATAAAAAAGGTGTTGATTTCAAAGAAGAAAGAGAAGGACACGATGCAAAAGGTTTTCTTACTATGGAGGGTGCAGAGAAAAGAACATAATCAGGTATTCTTATAAATATTGATAGAATAAAGAAAAGGATTGATTATGGCAGTTCCAACTTCAAAATCAACATTCAAAGAATATTGTTTAAGGGCTTTAGGTAAAGGTGTCATAGACATTAATGTATCTGATGACCAACTAGATGATAGAGTAGATGAGGCTTTACAATATTTTGCGAAGTATCATTATGATGGTATTGAAAGAGTATATTTAAAACATCAACTTACTACTGCTGAAATAGCAAGAATGAGAACTAACGAAACAGCTGTTACTGGAACAGATAAAGTTGATAGTTCTATTACTGCAGATTTTCTTCAACAAGAAAATTACATACCTATACCAGATTCTATATTATCAGTAGTCAAAGTTTTTCCGTTAACAGATAAAATAACACAAAATCTTTTCGATGTAAGATATCAATTAAGATTAAATGATTTATATGACTTCAGTTCAACTTCAATAATTCATTACGAAATGACAATGAGGCATTTAGATTATTTAGACCACATACTTACAGGTGAGTATCCTATTGATTTTAGAGAACATCAAAACAGATTATATATTTATGCAGATATGGAAAAAGATTTTAATGATGGTGATTTTATACTAATAGAGTGTTATAGAAAATTAAACCCAGACACATACACAGATGTATATGACGATATGTATCTTAAAAGGTATGCAACTGCATTGGTAAAAAAACAATGGGGTGCAAATCTTTCAAAGTTTAATGGTGTCGCTATGTTAGGTGGAGTCACAATGAATGGTGAACAAATTTATACTCAAGCATTAGAAGAAATAAACAAGTTAGAGGAACAAATACAACTAGCATTTGAACTGCCACCAATGTATCAAAAGGGTTAATTATGGCAGTCAATAAGTTTTTCCATGACGGCAATAAAACTTCTATTGCAACAGAAAGAACATTGTATAGTGATTTAGTAAAAGAAGCTATACAAATATTCGGTCACGATTGCTTTTACTTAAACCGAACAATCATGCATGAAGATGATTTGTTTGGTGAAGATAAGTTAACAAAATTTCAAGATTCTCAAAGAGTAGAAATGTATGTTGAAGATGCAGATGGTGGTCTTCAAGGTGAAAAAGAACTTGTATCTAAATTTGGTTTAGATATAAAAGACGAAATTACATTTGTTGTAAATAAAGAAAGATTTCAAGATTTAACAAAACAAATTACAATAGAAGAAGGCACTGATGATGCAACTGGTGGTTCTATATTATTAGAAGATGGTACATTAGATTCAAAAATAGAAGCTGGAACTTCTTATATTACAAGAGAAGATTCTGTAACAGATGCAGATAGACCTTTAGAAGGTGATTTAGTTTTTCACCCAGTAATCAATAAATTATTTGAAATAAGTTTTGTTGACCATGATGAACCATTCTTTCAGTTAGACAATAATCCTGTTTATAAACTAAAATGTAGATTATTTGAATATGGTAGTGAAGATATTAATACAGGTATATCTACACTTGATAATATTGATGATTCAGAAAGTTTAGATACTCTTGCATATCAATTTACTTATGAACAAACGAGTACATTTACAGAAGAGATTGCATTAGAAGATAATAATCTATTATTATTAGATAGAACTGATTCAGACGGTTCTGATGCTGGTGATAATCTTACAACAGAAACACAATTTGGTGCTTCTTCAGTTCTACTTGAAACATCAGATACATATTATATGATTATAAAAAATAGTAATGGAACTTTTGTTGAAGATGAAACTATTACAAGTGGAAGTACAACTGCAATTATTAAACTAATAGAAAATAATGTAATTCATTATGAGTATGTAACTGGTCAGTTTAGTAAAGATGATGTAATAACAAGTAGAAATACAGGATATACAGCAACGATATCTGAAATAAAAGAAGAGAATCATTATCTAATTAATGAAACATTTAATGTAGATACTCAAGACGAGAAATCTCAAATTGAATTATTTGAAACATTAGATAACACAATATTAGATTTTTCTGAATCAAATCCATTTGGTGACGCAGGTAAGGAGTTATAATGTTAGGACAACAATTTTATCACGAAACAATAAGAAAAATGGTCGTTTCATTTGGAACGATATTTAATAATATACAAATTGTTAAAAAAAATAGTTCAGGTCAAATTACACAATCAATGAAAGTACCTCTGGCTTATGGACCAAAACAAAAGTTTTTAACAAGAATAAGAGAAGATGCAAGTTTAAATAAATCAACTGCAATTACTTTACCTAGACTTGCTTTTGAAATATCATCTATCTCATATGACCCAGCCAGAAAATTAAACAGAATTACTAAACTTAAAAAAGTAAGTTCTTCAAGTAAATCAAAATTAGAATCACAGTTTATGCCTGTTCCTTATAATATGGATTTTCAATTATTTGTTATGTCAAAAAGTGGAGATGATGCATTACAAATTATAGAACAGATATTACCATTCTTTCAACCAGAATATACAATCACAATAAATGACAATACAGATATGAATCAAAAGAGAGATGTACCTATCGTATTAAGTGGTATTGATTACGAAGATAACTATGAGGGTGATTTCATATCAAGAAGAGCTATCATAT